TAGAAGAACGATTAGGCACCAAACTTGACTCACAACATGGTATTTTAGTAGCATTGATAGACAGAGTACGCAGTTTAGATAACGAAATTATTAGACAAGATACTTTAATAAAAACTATACTTGGTGTACCACAATTAATAAACAGCAATAAAATTGCTAAGGCGGATAGAGATGACCAAAGGAAAGACTGATTACGATAGATACGTGGAAGCAAAAATAGCTGGTTGGGCATGTTTAATAGCTTTAATTATGATAGCTTATGCCGCTGCAACAAGCGTCAATGCAGATACTATAACTCATAAATTTAAGTCACCTAGTTTTAGTGGTATAGGTACTTCTAGTCATTATCTTACTATTGAAAACCAACAGTACAGTCGTAAGCTAACCATTAAAGAAGAAATAAAAGCTTTACAAGATGAGATAAAAAGAGAAAAAGAGAACTCAACTCTTGCGAGATTTATGCGCAATCTTGAATCAAGAGTATATGCTGAGTTGAGCAGACAGTTAGTTAATAATTTGTTTGGTGAAACACCGCAAAGCGAAGGTGTCATTACTTTAGAGGGGAACACAATTGAATATACGAGTGATGGCGTAACATTAACCCTTAAAATAACCGAGGCAGATGGTACAATCACTTCTATCGTTATTCCTATTGGCACTTTTACTTTCTAGTTGCTCAATAACTAATCAACTAGAAGATACTTATGAACAAAGGTTTTCAAAAGACATAGCAACCATACAAGACCTACAATCTTTAGAACTTAAAAATGTGCCTATACCTGAAGTAAGTCCTGTAGTAGCTGTCTATCCACTATCTTTTACAGACCAAACAGGACAAAGAAAAAGTAACAGTGAGTTTGCTTTGTTCAGCACAGCAATTACTCAACAACCCAATGCTTTGCTTATCAGAGCTTTGAAACATGCAGGTGATGGCAAGTTTTTTAGAGTAGTTGAAAGAGTTGGATTAGATAACCTTACTAAAGAAAGACAGTTAATTAGGTCTGCAAGAGAACAGTCAGCCAACGAGGAAGAAAAGAAAAAAGCACTTAGACCCTTGTTGTTCGCGGGTATTTTAATAGAAGGTGCTGTTATATCTTACGAGGCAAACCTTGAAAGCGGCGGTTCAGGTGCTAGATATCTTGGCGTGGGAAAATCAGTTATTTATAGAGAGGATAATATAACTATAAGTATGCGCATGGTTTCTGTTGCAACAGGTGAGGTGTTGTTAGAAGTTTTAAGTCAAAAAACTATTTTTAGTTATGGTAAATCAGAAGATGTGTTTCGCTTTGTAGAAGCCGATAGCGAGTTAGTAGAAATAGAACTTGGTAATGCAAGGAACGAATCATCTACGATAGCCTTAATGAAAGCCATAGAAGGTGCTGTGCTTGAAATAGTTAATACAGGTTACGATAGAGGTTTTTGGATTTTACAAAATAAAAACGAAGGAGTAGAATAAAATTATGAAAAATAAACTAATAAGCATATTAGCTACATGTTCTCTTGTGGCTTTCGCGGCTGATAATGAAATATACGTAGACCAATCTGGCACAGGTGCTAACATAGACTTAGAACAGCTAGGTATATCTAATATAATTGGTGGCCTAAACAGTACAGCTGGTGATTTAACTGCATTTGATTTAGACGGTAACAGCATGACCTTAGACATTAATATGATAGGTGCAACGAACAAATTTTTAGGAGATATCTTTGCAGATAACTTTACAGGTTTCTATGAATTTGATGGTGGTACAAATACTTTTACCATACAGGTAGACCCAACTGATACTTACAGTGCTGATGGCTCTAATCAATATGTGGATGTTACAGGTAGTGGTAATACCTTTACATTAAATCAAGGCACTACTGCCATGGCTTCAAATTTAGACCTAGATTGGATAATTAATGGTTCAAACAATACCATTACATCAAATATAAACATTGATGGTGCGACTCAGTATTTAGATATAGACGGCTCTGATAATAGTCTTACTTACACTGGTACGGGTGTTACAGCATCAGCAGGTGGATATTTTTATCTTGACCACACGGGAGGCTCTAGAACTTTTAATGTACAACAGCTATCAACACAGGACAACGATTGGCTTAAAGTTATTTCGGTTTCTGGCACTGCTGCTTCTACTGTTTGTATTATTCAAAACGACCAAGGTACAAGCACAAGCTGTTGATATAGGTGACATATCTGAGCTAAACGGTACAGCACAAATTGTCCGGGATAAGCCATACGATGCAAATCTAAAGTTTGCTATTCAAAGCAATGATGAGGCCATAACCAAAGATGGTCGCATGGCTATTAAATTTTTAGATGATTCTGTGGTCAAACTTACAGAATGGTCGGAACTTGTCATAGACTCATACATATTTGACCCAGACCCTAGTAAATCTAAAATGGCTTTAACGTTTGGTTTAGGCACAGCAAGGTTTATCACAGGTAATCTTAATCGTATAGACAAACAGAATATACAACTAAAAACACCTACAGCAAATATAGCAATACGTGGCACCGACTTTACAGCAACAGTTGATGAACTAGGTAGAAGTCTTATAATTCTTTTGCCTGATGCACTAGGACTATCTAGTGGTGAGATAGAAGTTGTTACAGCCATGGGTACAGTTATACTTAATAAACCTTATGAAGCTACCACAGTTAGCGTGTTTGAGTCTGCTCCAACCAAGCCTGTAATTTTAGATTTAACCCTAGACCTAATAGACAACATGTTGATTGTCACACCACCTAAACAAGAGGTTTTAGCTGAAGAAGAAACTACAAGCACACAAAGAGATAATTTATTAGATTTTAATGACTTAGATGTAGATTATTTAGCAGAAGATTATTTAAAAGAGGATAGTTTAGAATTCACAGAACTAGATATAAATTATTTGGACGTAAATTATTTAGAGGACTTGTTGCAAGTTGTTGATGCTTTAGCAGTGAATGAAGATGAAGAACCCCTTGCACCAGCAAGCGTTACTAGAATTGCTGGTACAAATTTTGGGCAAGATGAAGAAACTCAAATCACGACTTTAATTACTGGTGGCGTATTAAGTATGCGTAGAAAAGTTAATGAAAGTGTCAGATTAGATTTAGATGGAGGCACGGCATACACCGTAATTCTTATACAAGATGGCGTTTCAAACACAATTAAAATAAACGGCGGTAGTGACTCTATAATAAAAATTACACAATCTAATTAAGTGTAGAAAAGTGTTGACATATGTTATAGAATCCTTATAATAAAGAAATTAACAAAACGTAGGAAAAAATATGAAAACAATACAATTAACAGATGCTCAAATTTATCATCTTAGACACGCTATTGAATATTACAAATGTGACCAAGATGATTTATTAGAACATCACAAAGAAACTTTAGCAAATAACAAAAAATGGTATCCTAACAATGTGGATGATTATGGATACAAAATTGATAACCCGAAAATTAAACAGTGGATTAGAGAGCTTGTAGGTTGTCAAAAATGTTTAAATAATGTTTACGACAAATTATCTTAGGACTGCAAGCATGATTACAATAGATATAAAAAAAATACCACAACACCCGGATGCAAAAAAACCTCGAAACCTAGTGCGGTTTTACAACGACCCTACCTTAGCAAGAAAGCTATCTCACGGTTATCATCATTTTGAGATTGGCGATATTGGTTGGAAATGGGTTAAAATAAGACCAGCCTATTTAAGCACACATAGAGCAAATCATTGGACTAAAATTAAAAGGTCTAAATGGGATGACATACAACAGCTTAAATCATTTACGGTTTTAGAGGAGAAAGAATTAAAAAGCTAATACTACTAATACTACCCATATTAGCTCTACCTTTGGTGTTTCAATCTACACCAACAGAAATACTTAAACTTAAAACCTTTGATGCCTTCGTAAAAGAACAACCTGAATCAGGTAATTTTGTCATACTAAATATTACTGAAGAAGATGTTGCCAATATGGGTGGTTGGCCTTTTCCTAGAAGAACACTTGCACAAATACAAGTAGATTTAATTAACAAGGGTGCAGCTGGTATAGGATGGGTGGTTGCCTACCCACAAGCTGACCGCATGGGCGGTGATGAGGTTTTTGCACAAACACTTGGTTATATACCATCTGTGTTAGCCATGTTTGAAGACGGCAGTGGCAAATATCCCAAACCAACAGGCACAGTTATTATGGGCGATAAAGCACAAGGAATCGTATCGCAAGGTGTAGTGCAAAATGTCGATATTCTCGCAAATAACACCTTACAAGGTTTAGCGATAGCACCCACAGACGTTGACCAGCTTGTGCGTAGAATACCTTTGTTAGTAAGCACACCTGATAATGAGTGGATTCCTAGTTTTGGCACACAAATATATAAAGCCTTGTTTGATGTCAAAACTTACATTATAAAAACTAATGATAATGGTGTTGAGGAAATATCAATTAGAGGAATACCACCTGTTAAAACAGATAGTCTAGGTCGTAAATGGATAAGTTGGGTAGATACACCACAAACCACTTTATCTGAAATGGATGTAACAGGTAAGGTAGTATTTATAGGCGTTACTGCATCAGGTGTTATGCCACAAGTGGCTACTCCAATTGGTTTATTAGAACCACATAAAATACAAGCTGCTCTTGCAGAATCTATATTAATACAAGATTCGCCTTACATACCTGATTGGTCTTTGGCTGCAGAAATAGGTATTTTTACACTATCAGTTACAGCTACATGGTTTTTAATACATTTGTTAGGCATAACATTAGGAGTATTGGGTTATGTAATTTTTACATTAGCACTTGGTTATGGCGGTTTTTGGTTAATACAAGATGGATTATTAATAGACGTAATGTGGACAATAATTGCAAGTTTTATTACAGGAGCAATAGCTTTTTATTTAAGATTTAGACAACAATTTAAATTACGCTTACAAATTAAAAAACAGTTTGAGCATTACTTAGACCCAAGACAGGTAAAAAGATTACAAGACAACCCAAGCTTACTAAAGTTAGGCGGAGAAAGGCGTGTTTGCACCTTTCTATTTACAGATGTACGTGGTTTTACTTCTTTGTCAGAAAAATTAGAACCAGAAGAAGTTACAGACATAATGAACAAAGCTTTAACAGTGCAAGTTGATTGTGTACAAAAAAATGGTGGCATGGTAGATAAATTTATAGGCGATGCATGTATGGCTATATTTAATGCGCCACTAGACTTAGAAAACCATGAAGAACTTGCTGTAAAAACTGCAATAGAAATGCAAAAAGCTATAAAGAAACTCAATAAGGAACTGCCACATAAAATAGCTATTGGCGTGGGTGTAAACACTGGTGAAGCTGTGATAGCCAACGTAGGTAGCGACACCCGGTTCGACTATTCAGCGATTGGCGATGCTGTAAACACAGCAGCCAGACTAGAATCTGCAACAAAAGAAGTTGGCGTAGATATACTTATTGGAGAAAATACTGCACAAAGTGTTAATTATAAGTTAAAATCATTGAAGCCAATAAAGGTCAAGGGCAAAACAAAAGCTCTTAAAATTTTTACTGTATAAAAATTATGGTTAATAAAAAAATGACAGTCAATGATGTTGCAGAAAGATTAACAAAACTGGAAACAATATCACATGAACGTTGGAAAACTGCTTTTAACGAGTTTTCTGACATAAAACAAGAAATAACTCTTATCAATTCAACAATTAAAGCAACGACCTTTGGCGTTTTTGGTTTTCTTGGTGCAATAGGTATAGCAGTATTAACGAGTATATTAATATGAAAGGATTATTTAAAAATATAATAGGAGCAGTTGCTCCCACATTAGGCACTGCCATAGGCGGACCTATGGGTGGTATGGCTGCAAACATGATAGCAGACGTTCTTGGTGTGCCTAATGACCAAAAATCAATAGAAACAGCAATACAAAACGCTACACCAGAACAAATGTTAGAACTAAAAAAAGCAGAGCAAGCGTTTGAAG